GAGGAGGTCGAGCCCTCCTCCAAGTAAACTGGCTGGAGACCAGCAGGTCTGAATAGAACCTTCACCCTGGCAGCCAAGCAGCAGCAGCAGCAATCTCAGTTGTGATGCAGCCGCTGTGCCGCCAGGCCAGTGCAGCAGCTGTATGCAACGGTGTGTTGCGTGTGTACAACGGGAGGCACAAGAGACTGTGCAACGGAAGTATGGGACCACTGCATGTCAGCACTACTCAGTAATGCGGCAAGTGCAGTATGATAGGTTTTGGTAGTGGTCGATGACGACCCTCAGCTCTGGCTACAAGGCACCAGAACGGCTGTTTTGGGAGAGCCCGTTAGCCCTTTAAAACAAAATAAAGGACTATGAAAGTCAACCAACGTCAATACCCTCATGGTGGGGAGGTTAAACCCACTCGGAGAGCATTGGTGCAAGTGATTAAACTTGCTACATCAGTCGACCTCCAACATGAATCGCAGAGATTCTTTGATCTCTATGACTCATGGGTTCGAAACGAAGGTAAACGCTCAGCAACCTTACGGTTGAAGAGAATATACCACATCGTTTTAAACCAGTCTTTAGGACAGGTTCCTCCCAATTATCCCTTTATCGCTACAGTGAGGGGTTTCCCCCGAGCTGTAGTGTATCTGAAGAAGTATTGTACTTCTCCAGAAGGGATCCAAGCAGTTTTATCACTGCTTGGATATTGGAGAGGAGTCCGCTGCCCGGGTATTCCGGATCTAGACAGCATCACTGCTGGTCCAGATCAAGAGTACTCTTCTGAATTAGAGGACCTCTTCCTCGAAGAAATTCCAGATAAATGGAAATTCGACGTGGGAGAGCTCTCGCCGGTAAACCACCACTTTACAACCCGCTTTGGGCCTAATGGGAAGCGATTGCTCACTTCCTTACTAGAACTCAAAGCCTTGCAAACCGCCCCAAATTTAATTGGTGCGATTAACAAGATCCTAGAACTCTCGGAGTCGGAAGACTTCCTTGAGTACTGGGAAGAGTTGCAAGAGGAGGTAGACTGGGATGAGTTGCCTTCCAAAGTAAATCATTCGCGTCTATCCGTCAAGCAAGAACTTGGCGGCAAAGACCGAATATTTGCGATGGTTGACTACTTCTCTCAGTGTACACTCCTTCCGCTTCACCAGCATCTTGCCAAAATCCTAAGAACCATCCCTTGGGATGGGACTTTTGATCAAGGTAAGGCTGCTGATCAAGTGCGCAAGTGGACAGAGGAAACCATACCTCTGTTCTCCTACGACTTGACTGCGGCTACCGATAGGTTTCCAGCGCAGCTCCAAAGAGCTGTA